ACTACGGTTGTTCTGGGTTTAATTTTAGCTAACATACATACGACAGAAGTTACAGCTACTGTGAGACTTGTAAGTGATACAGCAAACAGAGCAGTAACGAACAACACAGCAAATGGTACAAGTATAATTGTAAAAGATGCACCGTTGCCAGTAGGTAGTTCACTAGAACTGATGGCAGGTAACAAAGTTGTATTAGAAACAACAGATCAGATTACAGTAGATTGTAGTGTAGCTGACAAACTATCTGGTACATTGAGTATAATGGAGATAACATAACATGCCTTATATTGGTCAGGGAGCATCCTCAAGATACGTTACACGGAATGCAGTACAGCAGTTTAATGGTGATGGCAGCACAACAGCCTTTACACTAAACCAAACTGTAACCGCTGACCAAGACATACTCGTATCTGTAGACGGTGTCATACAAGATAACTCAGCATATACAGTTTCAAATGGTACAACATTGACGTTTAGTCCTGCACCCTCAAGTGGTACAGCTAACATCTTTGTGAACTATATGGGTCTAAGTACCGCTACAGTGACACCACCAGCAGCTAACAAAGGTACGTTTAGTGGTGGCAGTATATTTAGAACTAACGTACAGTCTCTAAATACTAGCGTTAGTATATCAGGTACAGAGAACGCAAGTTGTGCAGGACCACTAGAAGTAGCAGATGGCGTAACTCTAACAGTCGCATCAGGCGGAAGGTTAACAATACTTTAATGAGTGAATTAAAAGTAGACATATTACAAGAAGTAGCAAACTCTGGGGCATTTTCTATAAATACTATGGATTTAACCCATACTCCTATGTGGTATGGTAAATTAGGTGCAGATCAAACTATTGCAAGAGCCACAGATACTACTGTTACTCCCTTTACTGGTGGATCAACTATAACAGAACCATCAACTTGTTTTGACGGAACTACATTTACAGTGCCATCAAGTGATGCTGTATCTTATGCTGGTGTTTATTATATATTTGCCCAAATAATTGCAGATTTTAGTGACGTTGGCAACGATGGTGAAGCAGTATATTTGAGTATACGCAAAAATGGTAATGAAATAGCTTCAAAAAGATTTGGTGTATTAGATGAAAAACATTTTATTCATATTAATCAACATCTTGAAGTAATGAACGCATTAGTAGCTGGAGATGAAATAACAGTTTCTGTTTACGTTGTAGACAACGATGCAAGTGCTAATGCTAAATTAGTTACAATTGGAACTAACTTCGGTGGTTTTAGATTGACAGAGGTATAACAAAATGACTAATGTTTCAACATTAAAAGTAGACACAATTAAAAATGCTTCTGGAAATTTTAGTGCCACTGTGAATCAAATTAAGAATGGCCCTGCATTTTATGGGCATCAAGGAAACCAAACTCTTACAAGAAATACATTAACTATCCTTACTGGATTTACAGGAAATGAAATAGATAGTAATAGTGCATTTGACGGAACTGCTTTTACTGTACCATCAGGAGGAGCAGGAACATACTATTTCTTTGCTTCAATCACAGCAGACTTTGAGTCAGCAGGAGATGATGGTGAAAGTGTTGAATTTGGAATCTATAGCACTGATACTGCTCTCATTCAAATGAGATTTTCTTATGCTGATGAAAAACATTTTCGTTATATACCTTTATGTACTTCTTGTATTGCCACTGTTGCAGACAGTGCTGTAATACGAGTTAAGGCTCAATTAATAGATGCTGATGGGGGCAATGCAATTACAAATGGCTCACTATGTAGATTTGGTGGTTTTAGGTTGATTGGGGTTTAGAGATGGTAGCAACAGTAAAAGTAAATTCAATTGAAACCACTAGTAATGTTTCTGGAACACCAAAAAAATTTACAGTTGAAAAAATAAATAATAAACCTGTATTTTATGGACAAATGGGAAGTAATCTTACTGTTGTCCGAAATACAGAAACAGTTGTTACTGGATTATCAACTAACGAAGTTGATTCACATGGCGCATTTAATCAAAGTACTTTTACTTGTCCTAGTAATCAAGGTGGTGTGTATTTTTTATTTGGTCAAATTTGTACAGATTTTGATGCTGTAGGAGATGATGGAGAGCGTTCAATAGGACATATATATCTTAATGATGTTGAAGTTATACAGTCAAAATTTTCTGTTCAAGATGAACAACACTCTATATTTCTTTCAAATAATATGAGGGCTATGGTTAGACTAGAGCCTAACGATGTAGTTGATATTAGGGCCACGACAAATGATGGGGATGCAAGTGCTAATGCACGATTAGCTGGAGCTAGATGTAATGTTGGTGGATTTAGATTAATGGGAGTAACGTAAGTGAGTACAATAGTAACAAACACAATAACTGGGCTAAGTACAGCAGCCAATATAACAATAGGCTCTACGCCTGTAGTGAGCGCATCAGCTAACTCTCTTACGATTAGAGGCGAAGGTTCAGCACAGACAAGCATACAGCAAGGGTTAGCTAAGGCTTGGGCAAACTACTCTGGTACAGGCACATCATTTCGTGATAGTTTTAATTGTGCTTCAGCTACAGATAATGGAACAGGAGACTACGACTATAATTGGGCAACTGATTTTAGTAATGAAAATTATTCATTTAGTGGGCAAGCTGCTTATATAAACGGAGCTAATGCTTCTGTTCTTATTATGGCACAAAAAAATGAAAGTGCTTACAGTACTTCAATTAACGCAGGTGACCTTAATATACAATGTAGTAATCAGAGCATGGCTGCTGTTGATTCAGGAAGCACTACTATAAACGCATATGGAGACTTAGCATGAGCGTACTAGAATTAAACGGAAGAATATTTGACGCAAGTACAACAGGTACGCTGACACTTACAGGTGAAGGCGGTGCAGCTACTACAGATGTTACTCAGGGGTTAGCTAAAAGTTGGATAAACTTTAATGGAACAGGAACAATAGCAGCTCGTGATAGTTTTAATGTAACTAGTATTACTGATGATGCTACAGGAAATTATAGAGTTACCATTGCTAATGACATGGCTAGTGTTGGTTATTCCATAAGCGGAACAAGTATGCACGAAGAGGATGGAACTGCAGACGCAAGGTCAACCCTGCTTACCAACAGATCTGGTGCAATAAGAACTGCCACTATTTTTGCAGTNCATTCAGTATTGGGCAGTAGTCAGGATGTTGCTGATGCATTTTTTGATGCAAACAACATATCAACACAAGTAAGTGGAGACTTAGCATAATGATACAAACACCTGAGTTTCAAGGCACACACTTATGGAACAGATTAAGCTGGGCTAAAGAAAACCTAGAGATGTATAGATCAGAGTACTGTGTAGTCTACGAGGACAACATGGATGAGTGCGCTAAAGTACTACACCCTGACCCTAACTGGATGGCATGTGCATTACAAGGTGGGATACTACCACCTGTATCATCATACTGGGAACTCAAGAAAGACGAAGCAAAGCCTGACTTTGTGAAGCACACTAGAGGACCAGAGTTATTGCACAACATGAAACCTATTGGTCCTATGACTGAAGAAGAAGCAATAGAGTATCTCATAAAGAAAGACGTACCTGAAAGCGTTTGGCGTGATTGGGATAAAGGTAACCAACCTAAAATGGTAATTTGTAAAAAGGATCAACTTCCTCCTACACGGGAATGGCGTAACGCTTGGAAGATAAACCCTGAATTGAAAGTAGCAGCATAAAAAAGGAAAACTATTATGGCTAAACCAAAAACTAACTCAATGGTATCAGACAAGGATGGTAACTCTGCTGATGCATCAAAAATAACAATGCCAAAGAATAGAGACTTCAGAGGTGCGTGGACACTTGAAGGTGACGTAATGAAAGAAGATCTTTCTGTTGCTAAAGAGTTATTCAAAAGCAAAATCAAAGAAGCTCGTACACCTCTACTTGCATCAGAAGATGTAGCATTTATGATGGCCTTAGAGAATGATGACTCATCAGCTAGAGCAGCTAGTGTAGCTAAAAAGAAAGCACTACGAGATGCAACTAAGGCATCAGCTATTGATGCAGCCTCAAGCATAGAAGAACTTAC